GATCGATCGCAGGAGTTACAGGCAGCAGCTAGTGGGTTTGCCCGTAGTACAGGCGAGAAGGCTAATACGCCCGACCATGCTGGGCGATATAACACAAAGATAAACTTTCACGAGTTCGTAGCCGAGCATAGTGAAGCCGCTGGCGCAGAGATCGCAGTAGCGCAGTACATGGGTATCCGTAACTTTATACCTACTGTAAATACTTACCATGACGCACCAGACATACAGCTAGGCAATTTAGGGTTCGAGGTTAAGTGGACTAAATACATTAATGGCCATTTAATCATCCATAAGGATTACCCACGCCTTAGCGATGTAGCCATATTGTGCGTAAACAAGTCCCCGGTATATCAGATCATCGGCTGGATGCCCGTGCTGTGGGCTAAGAAGGCCAAGTATTTTAACGCAGCTGATGGCAATTTCTGGGTATCTCAACGTGAGTTATTTGAGATGGATGCGCTAAGGAAGTCCGTATATGGCATTACTGAGGCTTAATTGCAGGGTTTGCGCCAAGCTAGGCGTAAGTATGCAAAAACACGCCATTGTGCCAGAGTTTACAAACCTGCCGCTTAATGAATATTGCGTACAATGCTTGGGTTGTGGCGATATACGCACTGAAATATTAGTTGACATGCAAGTACCTACGATTGAGGAGATATTGCATGACTGATGAAATAGAACTAGCCATGTGTACTAGATGCGAGGATAAGGTTGATGCAACCACATTGATGCCTTATGGTGATTGGGCATTGTGCGATATATGCGTAGGTGATATTTAATGGCTAATAACTTAGAAATTAGATGCAACTGCGATCCAGAGCAGCCTGAGATGGTAGTTCACCTGGTTAATGGCATTATCCCGATCATTATAATTAAGTGTGAGAAATGCGAAGCGTTTTATACAGTCATGCCTAACTCGGTGCAAAATGCCTAGTTACCTATACCGCTGCGATCAATGCGGCGTAGAACTAGAGATGAATCACCCGGTACATACACACGGCGATAGCAGCCCATTGTGCTGCAGCTACCCAATGATACGCGTATTTAGCGCGCCATCGATCATATTTAAGGGAACGGGATGGGGTAAAGACAAATGAAACACGAATACCTAAGAGAAGCTACAACAAGCCCTACTTATATGAATAGCAGAACATTAGATCACCCATATTCAGTTATTCGGGCAATATTAAATCTACATTGTCCAACATTGTGTATTTGTGACAATTTTGAAGGCGAAACGGAAACATTTTATATGTGTACATCGTGCCCAGATACTGAATACCCATGTGCCACGATACAAGTAATTGCGGCGCAATTAAGATGACTAAACAATTAGGCCAGGAGTTTTACACAGTTGCGGATAACGCTGTGTATAACTCATGCTGTGACTCAATACAGTTTAAGTACCTGTGTATAACCTGTGGACAAAACGCAGGATGTTACTTCTGCAGCTTTAATCCAGATGAAAAGCATGAGTGTAATGAGTAGCGACACGCCGATTATATTGAAATGGTTTAGGTATGTATGTGTATACTTAATCTTAGTACTTAACGCTTTTACCAATGCTTATGCTAGTACTAACTATAATAAAGAGATTGAAAAATACTTACTATATAGTCATAAAAAACTAACTAACCATAATGAATACCTATGTTTAGAGAAGCTTTGGTACTTAGAATCTAAGTGGAATTACCGGGCTGATAACAAACGTTCATCTGCTTATGGAATACCACAGCTGTTAAAGCTAAAGACTAATGATCCTTATAAGCAAATAGATGCAGGGTTAAAGTACATAGCCCATAGGTATGGCACACCATGTAAAGCCTTGGCCTATCATCTAAAGACAGGGCACTATTGATGGCTAAGCGAGGCGACCCACGCAGTCAACGTAAGTACAAGGCGATCAGGCTTACAGTCCTGGCTAGGGATCAGTACACCTGTTACTACTGCAACCAGCCAGCTCATACAGTCGATCATATAATCCCAGTATCTAGATCGACCGAGTCTGAGGCTTATGATCCTAACAATATGGTTGCCTGCTGTACTAGATGCAATAGCAAGCGTGGATCTCGTAATCAGGCTGTTTTTTTAGCACAGACGGCTACCCCCCCTGCCTTTTCGTCCTGTTTATCCCCGAGCATGGTAGAAACCGTCCACAAAGGCCCTATGACTGGTAATCTCTAGGAAATGAAACTAGAACTGGTAGAAAACCCACCACCCCTTACGGGGGCTGTCATGCCTCGCCTGCATACCCCATGGGTCAAAGGCGAATCTAAGGTAGATGCCATCATTGAACTAGCTGAGTTAATCGGCCAACCCCTTTTAGAGTGGCAGATGGTAATCCTGCGGGATATGTGCGCCGTAGATGATAAAGATCAGTTCGTAAAAAAATCTAGCTTGTTAGTTTGCAGCCGCCAGTCCGGTAAAAGCCACGTTCTGCGTATGCGCGTACTAGCTGGGCTGTTCTACTTTGGTGAGATGAATATATTGATTATGAGCTCGCAGATGCTTATGGCCTCGAAGTCGCTAGAGATCATGGCAGGCATTATTGACCGCAACGACTTTCTACGCAGTCAGGTAAAGGGCGGCAATATTGAGAAAGCCTACAAGCGCACTAACGGCAATAACCGAATAATCCTAGAATCGGGCGCAGAGGTTCGCGTAGTAGCTGCGACTGCAGACTCTAGCCGTGGTTTAACTGCCGATGTAGTTTGGATCGATGAGCTGCGCCATGTCGGTACAGAGGCCATGGATGCCGTAAAGAGTACGACCTTAACGCGTCCTAATTCGCAGCGGTTTTACACGTCTAACGCTGGCTTTAAAGATAGCCACGTCTTAAATGACATGCGTGAAAGATCGTTAAACAAGCCGCCTAAGTCTGTGGGCTATTACGAATACAGCGCGCACGATGGCTGCGACATCTGGGATCGATCTGCCTGGGCAATGGCTAACCCGTCTTTAGGTTACTTAATTACCGAGGCCGCGATCGAGGAAATAGTAGCTACATCCGATTACAGCGCGGTGATGACTGAGAACTTATGCAAGTGGGTAGGCACGGATCTATCGCCCTGGACTCCTGGCAGCTGGGATGAGTGCGCCGATCCTGATCTTATTCTGTCGCCTGGCATGTATTCAATGTTTGCCTTTGACATTGAGCCGCACTCTAAACGTCACGCAGCTCTAATGGCTGGTGCAATATTGCCCGATGGCCGCATCGGTATCAGCCTTGTTAAGACGTGGGAGTCGGATCGCGCTATTGATGAGCTAAAGATTGCCGTAGATATTAAAGGTTACTGCGATGAGTGGATGCCTAAGCAAGTGCTGTTCGACAAATATACCGGGCAGGCTATTGCCGATCGCCTGCATAATTCGGGCGTAAAAATAGAGGACTGCTCAGGATCGCAGTTCTACGTTGCTTGTCAGACCTTTAAAGATTACATAGATAACAAGCGCGTAGTACACGGCAATCAAGAATTTTTAAATGAGTCTATGGATAACGTAGCTGCAAAAAGTAACGATCAAGCCTGGCGCATTATCCGTAAACGATCCAGCGGCAGCGTAGCCGCGCCGATCAGCGCAGCCATGCTAGTAATGCACCTATCTAAGCCGCTACAAGAAGCCAAGATATACGCCTAACGACACGCCGAACACAATCGGTAATGTGCTTGACAATTTGAGAAAATCCCACTTATGGGATTACTGGAAACTTTAGGCTTTAAGGGTAAGGCAGAGGTAACTGCCCAATATGCCCCTGCCATTATGGATAGTACATATGGCGCAGGCATGTACAGCTATAACAGCGGCCTATCTAACTATGGTTATGGCGTTGCAATCGATCGCAATTTAGCTTTACAGGTTGCCAGCGTTAGCCGTTGCCGTAACTTAATTGCAGGTGTTATATCTAGTATCGATCTTGGTTTATACAAAAAATCTACGGGTAAAAAATTAGAAAGTCCGTTATGGCTAGATCAAATGGATATACGGCAGCCGCTTAGCGTCACCCTGGCATATTTGGTCGATGCGTTGCTGTTCTACGGCGTGGGCTACTTAAAAGTCCAATCAATTTATTTTGATGACCAACGCCCATCAGGTTTTGAATTTGTACCTAACACGCGCGTTACAGTAACTACAAATAAGTACGGCGATGAAGTTGAGTATTACTCAGTAAACGGCGTTCGCGTACCTATGGATGGCATTGGTTCGCTAGTTACATTTCAATCGCTATTGCCTGGTGTATTGCAAACTGGCGGCCGCACTATTCAAGCTGCGTTAGATATACAAAAGGCTGCAGCTGTTGCAGCAGCTACGCCAATGGCAACTACTATTTTAAAAAATACCGGCGCGGATCTACCAGAGGCACAGATCCAAGGCTTACTAGCTGCGTGGAAATCAGCGCGTACTAATCGCAGTACCGCATATTTGACTAGCACACTAGAGGCGCAAAATCTTGGCTTTAGCCCTAAAGATATGACCTATAACGAAAGTAGCCAGTATCTTGCTACTGAAATTGCGCGTTTAATGAACGTGCCGGCATATTACATAAGCGCAGATATGAATAACAGCATGACGTATCAAAATATCTTAGACGGCCGTAAAGAATTTGTGGCTTATTCACTACAACCATACATAAGCGCGATTGAAAACCGTTTAAGCATGGATGACATAACTGCGCATGGTAATCGTGTGCGCTTTGCGATTGATGAAACTTTCTTACGCGCAGACACTATGGCGCGACTAGATGCAATAGAAAAAATGTTAAACCTTGGCTTAATTGATGTCGCGCAAGCGCAATCAATGGAACAGCTAACACCTAATGGATCAGGAGATACTGCAAATGTTGCACTTAACGTTTAATAACGCAATCGAAGCGGCCGATACAGAACGCCGCATGATTACAGGCAAGATCGCGCCATACGGCGAAGTCGGTTATACATCCGCTGGCCCGGTTGTATTCCAGCAAGGATCAATCGCAATTCCAGATGTTACAAAAATTAAATTACTGATGCAGCATGACAGCACAAAGCCAGTAGGTCGCGCTACATATTCAAGCGATGATGAAAGTGGCGTATATGCATCGTTTAAGATTTCAAGTAGCAGCCGGGGACAGGATGCACTTGTACTAGCTCAGGAAAACCTTGTATCTGGTTTATCCGTTGGTGTGGATGTATCCGCATCAAAACAGATGAAAGGCTACCTGTTAGTTACCGCTGCAGTCCTGAAAGAAGTCAGCCTTGTGGAGTCGGCTGCCTTTGATTCAGCAGCCGTAACTGATATTGCTGCTGCTAAAGCCGCACTAGAAGCAACACAAACAAAAAATATAACTTCCAGTAACGATACTGAAAGCGAAACCCAAACCGAAAGCGAGGCAGCTGTGACTACAGCCCCTATTGAAACACCGGAAGCACCGGTCGAAAATCCAGTCGAGGCTGCACCAGTTCAAGCAGCACGCCAGATTATTCGCCCATCCGTATTAGACAGCCAGACAGTACGTACACCGATTACATCGATGCCAAAGTACACAGAGCATAAGATCAAGGCTGCCCTAGGCAACCAAGATTCAATGCTTTATATTACTGCTGCAGATGATTCTTTCAGCACTAACCCTGCATTTAATCCAACACAGTACCTATCAGAGTTCATTACTAATACACGTTTCCCACGTAGCGCAATTGATGCGTGTAGCCGTGGAGTATTGCCAGCAACCGGCACTACAATAAATGTTCCATCACTTGTTGATAGTAACGGCGGCCTAAACGGCGTAGCACCTGTTGTAACAGTTGAAGCTGAGGCAGGCGCAGTACAAAACACAGGTATGGTTACAGAATACCTAACAGGTACAGTCAATAAATACAGCGGTATGAATACTCTAAGCGTAGAGCTCCTTGAAAGAACTAACGATCCTAACTTCTTTGCCGAGCTCACAAACCAGTTGCAAGTGGCATATATGAACGCAACAGATGCCGCAGTTATTGCCGCAATCAATGCAACAGGCTTTACTAGCACAGGCGTTGCAGCTACAGCTGCGGGTCTAATTTCATACACAGCTGAAAGCACAGCTAATGTTTACAAAAACAGCGGCTATTTTGCGCAAAACTTTGTAGGCAGCACCGGTATTTACAACCTATTACTAGGTGCAGTAGATACCACAGGCCGACCAATCTTTAATGCTTACCAACCTAACCCATCATCACTAGCTAACGCTGGCGGTATGGTTAGCAACAATTCCGTACGCGGGAATATGCTGGGCTTGGACTTGTACGTGGACCGTTTTATGACTGCAGGAGTAGCTGATAACTCAGCATTTATTTTAGCCCCTGAAGCGTTTACAGTTTATGAAAGCCCACAGGCATTTATGTCAGTTAATAAAGTGTCTAACCTTCAGGTTGAGATCGCCATTTATGGATTCATGGCAACTATTGCCAAGATTCCATACGGCATCTGCCGCTTAAATATCACCTAAGAAATAACCCTAATAGTCGGTAGGACATTAGCCCTTTGTCCTACCGACCCGATGTAAGTAAGGAGTACCGATGCCAGCTAGTTACGTTACAGTAGCCGAGCTACGTGCCAATTTAGGTATCGGTACTCTTTATACAGATCCAACGGTTGAGGATTGCTGCCAAGCCGCGCAAGATCAGATCAACAGTTTCCTTTGGTTTGATTCTGCGCCAGTCGTGGGGACTGCATTGGTAAACAACGTTGCAACCGTAATGATCGCTAACCCCGGCATATTTACTGCCACAGAGTCGGTAACTATTGCCGGGGCTGGATCAACCTTTAACGGTACTTACACAATTACAGGCACTATTCCATTTAGCACAGGCACAGCTACTAGCTTGCCAGCCTTTAATATGCAGTTAAATTATTATCAGCATCCACTAGGTTATAGTTTTATTCAGTTTGCCAAGGTTGCAGCAGATCAGAATTTTAGGCGCGTACTTCCCTATGGCAGCGTTACAGGTGCAGATACAAAAACTGCTACCTACGTTAATACAGCAAGCGTTAGAGAAGCTGCGATGATCTTGGCCGTAGATATATGGCAAGCGCGCCAGGTATCCCAGACAGGCGGCGTAGGACTCGATGGCTTTAGCCCTAGCCCATACCGCATGGGCAACAGCATGATAGGCAAGATACGAGGCCTACTAGCCCCGTACATGAACCCGAACAGCATGGTGGGGTAAATGCCTACGGCTGCTATTACAACCCTGCGTACAACGATCGCAACGGCTTTAACTAACAATGGTGTCTGGTCGGTATTTAGTTACCCGCCTGCGACCATCCTGGCTAACAGCTGCGTAGTGATCCCAGCAGACCCATACATCACGCCAAGCAATAACAGCTACGCGACCATATCGCCGCTGGCTAATTTTAAGGTGCTGCTCTGTGTGCCAATGCTGGACAACCAGGGCAACCTTCAGGGCATTGAAGATTTTATAGTCTCAGCCTTTGGGTTACTGGCTGCATCATCCATTGTATTTAATGTAACCAGCGTTAGCGCGCCCGGTGTATTAAATGCTGATAGCGGCGATCTATTAACCGCTGAGTTCACCATATCCGTACTAACGAGCTGGAGTTAAAGACATGTCACTTACAGATGAGGAAAAAGCGTTCTTGGTCAAGATCGGACAGATCGAAGCCGAACCAGTAAAAGAAACAAAACCAAAACCAACCGAGAAAATAGAGGAATAAATCATGGCCATTTATTTATCCAATGGTGTCGTAGTGACTTTGAACAGCGTTGCACTAAGCGACCATGTAACAATGGCTACGATCAACCGCGTATTCGATGAACTTGAAGTAACAGCTATGGGCGACTCAGCTCATAAGTTCGTTAAAGGTTTAGAGGCAAGCACAATTCAGCTTGACTTCTTAAACGATACAGCTGCAGCAAACGTAAACGCAACTTTGCAAGCTGCATGGGGTACAACAGTAGCCCTAACGCTAAAGCAAACAAGCGCAGCTACATCGGCAACCAACCCGCTTTACAGCACTACAGTTCTTGTGAACAACACACAAGATATTAACGGCGGCCCAGCCGACATTAGTACCCAAAGCATTACATTTACTTGTAATTCAGTCATAGTAATTACTACTTCATAACCAATAGAACAGGGGCTAACAAATGGCTAAGTTAAAGATCACTAGGGCCGATGGCGCAGTAACCGAGCATGCGGTAACGCCATCGATCGAATATGCGTTCGAGTTATATGCTAAAAAAGGTTTTCATAAAGCCTTTAGAGATGACGAGAAGCAGTCGGATGTTTATTGGTTAGCGTGGGAGTGCATAAGAGCTGGCGGCGAAACCGTGCCTATGTTTGGCGCAGAGTTCTTAAAGACATTAAAAAAGGTTGAGGTTCTGGATGATGACCCGGAACTATAGGGCGTGACTCGTTTACTTACTTGATTGCACGGATCAGTTTGGAAACGGGTATCGCGCCTAATGATTTACTAGCACTAGATAGCAGGATGTTTAAAGCTTTATTAGAGGCGATGAAAGACCGGAATAAGGAGATGCGAGATGCCAGTAGCGGTAAAAGGCGGCATTGAACTCCGTAAAGCCATGAAAAAGTTTGCACCTGATTTAGCTAAAGAAACACAAAAAGAAATGGCTGCGTTATTAAAACCAATAACAGTTAAAGCTAAGGGTTTTATTCCGCGCCAAGCACCGCTATCAGGCTGGGGTAAAGTACCTATAACTGGCACGTTCCCTGAATATGATGGTGGAAGTGCTAAAGGCGGCGTAGGTTACAAAACCACACCTAGCAAAGCTAATAGCCAAGGTTTTCGCAGCTTGGCGCGTATTCAAAATGCATCCGCATCGGGTGCGTTATATGAAACTGCAGGCCGTACGCATCCTAACGGCCGTGAGCAGTTAAAAAAGAAAACTGTATCTGGAACTATAAAAAGACAAGATTCTACTGAAACCTGGTCTTACGAAACTAGCACAGACAAAACTAAGTATGGTCGAAGTAATAACCCTGGTGCTGGCAATATGTTTATCCAGGCTATTAACCAGTACAGCGTAATCAAAGATGCCGGGTTGCAAACAGGTGCAGGCCGTAGATCTCGCAAAATGAAAGGCCGTGCAATCTTTCGAGCATGGGCTGAGGATGGCGGCAAGACTAAGGCAGCCGTTATTAAGGCTATTGAAACTTCACGAGATAAATTCAATGCGGCTGTGGGGTATAGATAGTGGCTAATCCATCAGTAGTAATTGATATTGCAGCCGAATACACAGGCAAAAAAGCCTTTGATAAAGCTGCTAAATCTACTAGCAGTTTAGAAAAAAGTGTTAAAAGTTTAGGCAAAGCTTTTGTTGGAGTATTCGCTGCTCGTAAAATTGTAGCCTTCGGTAAAGAAAGCGTTAAGGCTTTTGCCGAGGATCAAAAATCAGCAGCTGCCCTAAGTCAAACGTTAAAAAATCTTAGCCTTGGTTTTGCCAATACTGGAATTGAAAACTTTATTACTGAAATGTCATTATCTACAGGCGTAGCCGATGACCAATTACGCCCTGCTATGCAAAAATTATTGCAGACTAATTTAGATGTAGCTGCATCTCAAAAACTAATGGCTTTAGCTTTAGATATTTCCGCTGGCGGTTTTGGAGATGTAACTAGCGTTGCTAATGATTTATCACAGGCTATGGTAGGCAACGTAAAAGGCATAAAGAAATATAATCTTGGCATAACTCAAGCTGAATTGTCCTCAATGAGTTTTGAACAAATAGTAGAAAAACTAACAAACACTTTTAAAGGTCAGGCTGCAGCGGCTGCTGATACTTATGCTGGCAAAATAACTATATTAAAAAATGCTGCAGGCGAAGCGCAAGAAACAATAGGCAAAAGTTTAATTGATGCCTTAATGAAACTTGGCAACAATAATGATATGCAAGGTCTAGTTGATGACATATTAGCTGCCGGTGAAGGTATTGGTTTAGTTATAAGTGGCGTTGGCGATTTAATTGAAATAATAGGAAAAGTTCCAGGTTTTGGTTTTGAAGGCGTAGGTAAAAATGCGCCAATGCCATTTACTTTAAATCCATTAGCAATCTTGGCTCAAAAAGCGTATAAAGATGCACTAAGCGCACAATATAAATTAGAGGAAAAACGTTTAAAAAATGCTTTAAAAATGAAATGGCTAATAGGTGCTGCAGTAAATCCAACTAAAGATACAATTTTAACTCGCGAGGAAGTCATGGCAGGCATGACACCTTCAATGAAACGTAAAGAAATAGCAGACAAAAAAGCCGCAGCGGCAGCTGCTAAAGCTAGAGCCGATGAATTAGCAAAACTTAAACTTTTAGCGGCAACCAAAACTAAAACCGACAAACTAGCAGCTGCTAATAAAGCAAAACTAGATAAGGCTGCTGCTGTATTTGACCTACAAAAGATCCAGATAGCTGCTGCCTTAAAGGGCAAGATAAGCGAAGAAGAAAAGATCCGCCTACTGCTCATGCAGGCAATTGAGGAAGGCAACGCAGAAAAGGCTGAAGTGTTGCAAAAGAAATTAGAAAAAATTCAAGAATTAAATGCCAAGATTGCTGCAGACCTTTTGGCAATTGGAGAAGCTACAGATCCTTTTGCTAACTGGGTTTTAAGTTTAGATGCAGCAGCCGCAATTTTAGGCAAGATGCCAGCATTACTTGATGCAACTGGGTCGCTTACTGGTCGAGGTAAAGTCACCCTGCCTACAGGCGATGGCTTGCCTGGTGGTAGTGACAGCATCTTTACGCCGAATATGACTGCATCCGATATTGCCGATGCTGCTACTGCAGCTGCAGATATGGCTGCCGCTGCTGCCTTAGCAGCTGCCGATGCTGTTATTGCTAATGAGTCTATTGTTTTAGCTCTTGCCGAGGCTGCTGATGGCCTTACGGATTTTGCTGATGTAATCACAAATGTACCTGCAGCTACGGGATCAAGTTCAATGTTTAACCCCTATGGGCAAACGCCAGGCTCATCAGCTGGTGCAGGTATCCCCTATCCATCTACTAACGTTTATGTAACCGTTGAAGGTTCAATCCTTAGCGAAAACGATGCAGTAACTGCAATTACTAATGCTGTAATTCAGTCGCAAAAAAATGGCAACAGCATTGTGCCGCGTGGGGCGGTGTTGGACTAATGACAGTTCCAGTAATTAACGCAATTATTAACTTCTCTACTGGCCCTAGTTTTGCTCAGGCCATGATCCTAGATACAGGCATACTAGATACAAATATCCTTGCAGACTCAACTGCAGTAATTGTTGATGTAAGCGATGTAGTTAATACCGTGAGTATCAAACGTGGTCGCAGCCCACAGGTAGATGAGTTCCAGACTGGCACAATGACCCTGCGCATTGTGGATCAGAACGGCGACTTCAACCCGCAGAACCCAGGCAGCCCGTACTACGGCCTACTAGATCCAATGCGTAAAGTATCTATATCGGCTACCTATGCCAGCGGAACCTATCCAATGTTTAGCGGATTCATTACTTCATATACAACCAATACCCCGCTTAATGCCAGCGATGTAGTTTACACAACGATACAAGCTGTAGATGCCCTAAGACTGGCGCAAAATGCTCAGATCAGTACAGTAACAGGGCAAGCGGCTGGCGATTTAAGTGGCACGCGCGTAAATCAAATTTTGAACACGATTTCGTGGCCAGCATCTATGCGCGATGTAGATGCAGGTTTAACTACTATGCAGGCAGATCCCGGCACAGCGCGTACATCCCTAGCCGCATTACAAACTGTGACCAATAGCGAGTACGGCGCGTTCTACGTTGATGCATCTGGATCTTTCGTCTTTCAAGATCGATCAGTAACTACGGCAAGCATTGGCGGCACACCTACAGTATTTAACGATAACGGCACAGATATCGGCTATTCCAATGCCGTATGGCGACTAGATGACACCCTTGTATTTAACCAAGCAAACGTGACCCGCACAGGTGGCACAGTACAAAACGCTACTAACGCAGCTAGTGTTACAAAGTATTTCGCCCATACTTACAATATCCAAAACTTACTAATGCAGACCGATGCAGTAGCCCTAGATTATGCCCAGGCATACGTTGCCAGCCGTGCCGAAACCAGCATCCGATGCGATGCCATCGAGCTTGACCTTTACACAGATAACTATAACTTAGGCATTATTGCAGCTTTGGACTTAGATTTCTTTGACCCGGTAACTATTACTACTAATCAGCCTGGTAGTTCGACTTTGACAAAAACACTTCAAGTATTTGGAGTAGCTCATAGCATAACTCCGAATAAGTGGCGCACTACCTTTACAACTTTAGAGCCAATCATCGATGGCTTTATTTTAGATTCAACCCTATATGGCGTACTTGATACGTCAGTTCTAAGTTACTAAGGAGATAAAAAAATGGCTAAACAGACGTTTACAACTGGTCAGGTGCTAACTGCTGCACAGATGACTAGCTTGCAACAGACGGCTATGGGCGGTGGATCAACTACGGCTAAGACCACTAGCTACACGCTAGTAGCTGCCGATGCTGGAACGGTGATTCAGATGAACAGCGCAAGTGCCACCACCATTACAGTTAATACTGCCCTGTTTGCAGCTGGCGATACAGTACAAATACAGAATATAGGCGCGGGCGTTTGCACAGTAACGGCTGGTACGGCAACAGTAAACACCGCTGGATCGTTAGCTTTAAGCCAATGGGAAGGCGGCCAACTTTACTTTACAGCTACGGGTGCTTCTATATTCTTTGATGTAATACAAGCTGCGAGCAGTGCAAGTTATGTAGGTGCTATTGCCTATGGCGCGGTCAATTTAGCGACAAGTTCGACTGCAACTGCAATTTCAAGCTTAACAACTGAAATAGTAGATACTAATACATTTCACAGCACAGCTACTAACACTTCAAGGATGACGATACCAACTGGATACGATGGTAAATATATGATGCAGCTAGATACGACACTAGCATCGACCACAGCTAACAGTTATATCTATGCCTACAAAAACGGAACGGCAATAACAGAAGGCATTGTTAACGGTAAGGTTGGCGCGTTTCTTTCTAATGTTGCACAAGATGGACATTTTAATATTTCTTTAATAATTACAGGAGTAGCTACTGATTATTTTGAGTTTTTTATATCAACCGGCGGCGTATCTAGTATAGATAAAGCTCGATATGCCTTTACATATTTAGGAGCATAAAGATGAAATTTCAAGAATTTGCTATTCCTGCTGAGTTAAATGGCGAACAATTAAAGGCAGAACTAGGCTGCGATGAAGTTTACATCCGTGATCAAGTTCTAGTAATTGGCGGGGATGTCACAGAGGCGCAGGCTAAAGCTGCTATCGCAGCGCATAAGCCTGTTAAGCCAAATGAGCCAACTATTGATGAAAAGTTAGCAAGCGTTGGTTTATCTATTAATGATTTAAAGGCCGCGCTGGGCTTGTAATGTCAGCGATTAGTTATAACGGCTGGCCAGCATCTAAGGATGTTGAGTCGATCCGTATTAAGTCTTATGCGATTAAGGGCAGCAGCGTTAAGTTGCGCTGCGCATATTTTGCTGCGCCTTTACTGGTTGCCTTTGCTGAGCAGTTTAATGAACTGATTGAGCCGATCGATGGCGGTAATGATGATTTTGGATACTGCTACCGAGATGTTAGAGGCGTACCGGGCAAACTTTCCAACCATAGTTCGGGTACTGCCTTGGATCTTAATTCGAGCCTACACAAATTAGGGCAGGTTGGTACGTTTCCAGCTGAAAAAGTACCAATGATCCAGGCACTAGCTAAGAAATACGGCTTAGTGTGGGGTGGCGATTATCGTAATCGCAAGGATGAAATGCATTTTGAGGTAGGGATTGACCCCGTAAAGGCCGCCAAGTTAATAGAAAAATTAGGGCTGGAGTACGACCAACCTAAAGGGCAATTAGGAGAATAACCATGAAAGAACAAGCTAAGGCCGCTGGCCTGTCATACCTACGCGCCGCTGTTAGCTGCGCTGCTGCACTTTACATGTCCGGTATTACCGATCCAAAAACACTAGCTAATGCCTTCGTAGCTGGTGCGCTTGCGCCACTACTTCGTGCGCTAAACCCTAACGATAAGACCTACGGCGTAAAGTAATGACTACAGCCCAGTCGCTAATAACCATAAGCATCGCTGTTGCGACCCTTTTGGGGTTTGCGGCTGGGCTCGTACGTCACCTAGTTAAATACTATCTATCTGAACTAAAGGTAGATGGTAATGGTGGCCATAACCTTGTAGGCAGGGTTGAACGTATAGAAAAGCGGGTAGATTCTATATACGAACTTTTATTAGATCGATAGCGTGTCGGTTATTGACCACTGTCAGTCCCAGGCTTTACCCTGTATTTACACGTTAGGCAGGGCTACCTAATTCGGTGTAGCACGGCTTAACCCAAACAAGGGCGAAGTAAATGGATATAGAAAAAGTAGTAGCAATCGTGCTACTAACTAATGTTGGTTGGTTTATTGTCGGTTGGTCAGTTGGTTTTAAAGAAGGCGTAAAAGATGGCTTTAATCGTGGCCGCGCATCTGGTTTAAGAGCTGCATTTAGCCGTGCCACAGAGATAGTTAAAAACTCATAATGTGTAAAGTAGAAGCTAATTACTCACCTTTACTGGTTGGCTCAAATGAGTACAAGGTAATGCAGATTATTGAAAAAATAATTGATGATGAAAACTATATGCATCAAGATACAGATGATGGCTTTGGTTTCACAGTACGCCAGATTCAACAACTAGGTAAAGGTCAAACCTGGATCAAAGAAGGCGGGTGTACCGCTATTCGCGAAACACTTAAAAGCATGAAACGTAAACAATGGGTGGATTTCATTGACCGCCGATGGGTAATAAATTTTGAGGATTTTGCCGCTTGGGTTGAGTCAGACTGGGCGGTTACACAATGAGCTTTGACCTATCATCCTATGAGGATGTAAACAGCCGCATCAAGCGGTTTCGAGAAACTTACATATCAGGCCGCATAACCACCGAGATCGTTGAACTAAACGTTAAAGATGGTTATGTAGTAATTAGAGCCTGCGCCTATCGCGAGCATGAGGATGTCGTACCGGCAGCTATTGATTATGCCTTTGAGCAGAGATCAGATCGAGGCGTAAACAGGGATTTTTGGATCGAGAACTGTTCTACGTCTGCGATTGGAAGGTGCATAGGCTTGTTAATGCCAAGTGAGTCACGGCCTACGCGACAGGACATGGAGAAGGTAGAACGCTTAGCGGCTCAGCCTGCAGTAGAGGTTGATCTATGGGCTACTGCTACACCTGCAGTAAAGGTTGATGGCGTGGGTAGTGTGCGCCCTGCAGCTGAAACCATTAAAGACATCAAAGCGCAATTAGGTGGCGAGATTGTAGATCCTGCCCCTATTTGCTCACACGGCCGCATGGTTTACAAGGAAGGCACTAGCGAGAAAACTGGCAACAAATACCGGGGCTATACCTGTAGCAGTAAGACACGGGGCGATCAATGCAAACCAATATGGCTATAACCGAGATGGCGCAGATAGTCCAGGTGATCTTGGATCGATCGCAGGAGTTACAGGCAGCAGCTAGTGGGTTTGCCCGTAGTACAGGCGAGAAGGCTAATACGCCCGACCATGCTGGGCGATATAACACAAAGATAAACTTTCACGAGTTCGTAGCCGAGC